CTTTCCTTTCTGAGAAAAAATAATGAGCAATCCGAAAACCTCTTTGCGTGATCTGGCGCTGGCGGCAGCATCTGGCTATCGCACCAAAACTGTCACCGTTCCTGAGTGGGATGGTGCGAAAGTCACCCTGCGTGAGCCATCCGGTGAAGCATGGGCGACCTTCCGTGATTTCGTTGGCACGACGCCTGATGATGATGAAAATAAACGTTCTGAAACAGAGAAATTTATTCGCAACAAGGAAGCGGATGTGATCCTCTTCCTCGATGTGCTGCTGGATGAAACTGGTGCCCGCGTTTTCAGCGAAGATGATCGCGCCACCGTTGCTGAAATTTATGGCCCTGTACATGCCCGCCTGCTGAGCCAGGCTCTGAAACTGGGTATTACACAGGACGAAGCCGAAAAAAAGTAAAGGAACCGCTGACGTTCTTTCTGATGTCGCTGGCGCTACGGCTGGGGAGGACGCTTCATGAGTTGCGCCAGACTCTTACCGCCAGTGAGCTGAAAATGTGGATTGCCTTTGATCGCGTCAGCCCGATTGGCGACTGGCGTGGTGATGCCCAGGCTGCGCAGATTTCAACTGCGGTTTTTAACGCTCAGGGTGGTAAAGCCGAAATGGTTGATCTGATGCTGAAATATGGGCCGCAGGATGAAACAGAGGAAATCAGCGAACTCGAAGAGTGGATTTCCGGTCTTTAATGCCCGCTGCACACGGGCTTTTTAATGGGTGAAAAATGGCTACGCTGCGCGAACTCATCATTAAAATCTCAGCCAATTCCAGCTCGTTTCAGTCCGAAATTTCCCGCGCTTCACGCATGGGGGCGGACTATTACAAAACAATGGAGAACGGTGGTAAGAAAGCGGCGGCGGCCACGCGTGACACGCAGCGTTCCATTGCTGCCCTGAATGGTGAGCTGGCATCGATTAAGGCCACCGCGACGGGTGTCGCAGGCGCGTTTGCGGGTGCATTTGCCACCGGGCAACTGGTTCACTATGCCGATACGTGGAACCAGCTAAACGGACGCCTGCGCCTTGCTTCCACAGGCGCGGATGACTTTGCCACCTCCCAGCGAACCCTGATGGATATCAGCCAGCGCACCGGCACATCGTTTGAGGCGAACGCTAACCTGTATTCCCGCATCGCTGCTTCACTGCGCGATGCCGGATATGCCTCTGCTGACGTGGCTAAAGTGACCGAGACGGTCGCCACCTCCCTGAAACTGTCAGGCGCCAGCACGGAAGAGGCCAGCTCAGTGATCACCCAGTTGAGCCAGGCGCTGGGCTCTGGCGTACTGCGCGGCGAAGAATTTAACGCCATCATGGAGAGCGGCGGACGTCTGGCGAAATTACTTGCTGACGGGCTGGGTACGACCGTCGGCGGCCTGCGCAATATGGCTAATAACGGTGAACTNACTACCGAAAAAATCATGCCGTTGCTGACCAATGTTGGTCTGCTGCGCAAGGAATTTGACACCCTGCCGGCCAGTATCAGCGGTTCTGCGCAGAAGGTTGAAAACGCCTTTATGGCGTGGGTTGGTGGGGCAAATAACGCCGTCGGTGCGTCCTCCACGCTTTCGGGCATCCTTGATGGCCTGGCAAAAAATATTGATACCGTTGCCAATACTGCTGGCGCGCTGGTTGGAATTGGTCTCGCGCGCTTCTTCGGCAATATGGTCGGCAGTGTCGCCAGTGCGACAACGGAGATCGCGAGAAACACTGCCGCAGAAGTAGCGCTGGCTCAGGCCCAGGTTCGTGGTGCACAGGTCAGTGTCGCCGCCGCGCGGCAGGCGGTTTATCGCGCCCAGCAGGCAAAGGCCGCCGCAGTCTCCATTGAGGCGCAGATTGTCGCTGAGCGCAACCTGATTGCCGCGCAGTCAGGGCTTAATAATGCTATCTCAGCCCGTAGTAGTGCCGTTAACAACCTTACCAACAGCGCATCGCTCATGTCCCGCCTTGGCTCTGGCGTGCTGGGGATCCTTGGCGGCTGGCCTGGTCTTATCATTGGTGCTGGCGCGGCGATGTATGGCCTGTACGAGCATACCCAGCAGGTGCACAAAGAAGCTGTTGCGTTCGCTGATAACCTTGACGACATCAACAGNAAGCTTCAGAAAATGTCTGTTGCCGGGCTGCGANCAACAGCTGTTGACGCCAGCGCCTCACTNGAGGCGCAGAAGAAAGACCTGGCCGATCTTGATGAGCAGATCAGAAAGGTTAAAGACAGCCAGTCTGCGCTGGCTACNATCCAGGAGAGTTACAATAAATCNCCGCGCATGACGTATCTGAATACGTTCATGGATCAGGCGGACATTACCGCCAAAAATATCGAGCTGACCGGGCAACTGAATAAGCTTGAATATGAACGCGAGCAGGCCGCATCAAAAGTTGAAGCCACCCAGAAGCTGGTGAACCAGGCCAGCGATCTGGCAACGCAAAAAGCTGTTGAACAGGCTGGTGCCGTTTCCATTCTGAAAGGTGCGTATGACCTTCTTAACCGGTCTATGTCGGCCACGGCCAACGCAACGCCGCCGCAATATGCCGGGCCGGTAGTATCGACCGCAAGTGCCACTCCGCAGCAACAGACAGCCCTGGAAAAGTCGCGGCGGGATAATGTGCTTGCGAGCCTGGATGGGCTGGCGAAACTTCATCAGCAGTATGTTTATGAGGCTGAGGATCTCAAGCTTACCGGCGCGCTTTATACCACCTACATCTACAACAAGGATCAGGCGGCGAAAAAAGATGCGGCAGCAGCGCAGGTGAAGAAAGATGCCACTGCTGCCACCAACGCGCAAAACAAAGCAGAGCGGGAAGCGGCAGCGCAGGCTGAGCAGTACAGCCGCAAACTGGCTGATCTGAGCGTTGCGATTGAAGTCCAGAAAGTACGTGCTTCAGAAGGTGAGCAGGCTGCTGAGCTTTATGCCGCCGCAAACCAGACTGGCGCAAAATGGACAGACGAGCAGCGCAAAGCCATTCAGGCCCAGTCTGCTGAGCTAGCCAGGCTGACGCAACTCGCTGACGATCACGTTAAAAAAGTGCGTGAGCAGGCCGATGCGCTGAAAGACCTGACGGAAGCCGCGCGCAAATTTAACGATGATGCAGTGCTGACAACCGAAACCGCCGGGATGAGTGACAGACAGCGCCAGCGATTTGATGAAACACAACAGATTGATCGTGTATTCGCAAATACTGATGGTGGCGCCGCAGCAGTTGCTGCCCGTACCGCAGCACTGGATGCGCTGGATAAAAAATACAAAGTGATAGCAGCATCAGAGGCTGACTGGCGCAACGGCGTTTCGAAGGGCTACAACAACTGGTTCGACGAAATGACTGATATTGCCGGTACCGTTTCTGATGGCGTCAAGTCGTCGCTGGACGGTGCTTTCAGTAATGTCACCTCGATGCTTGAAGGTAACAAAGTCTCCTGGAAATCGTGGGGGATCTCTGTTCTTCAGATCATCGAAAAGGTGGCGCTGCAAATGGCGGTCGTCAGCGCAATGGGTAGTTCGTCATCGTCTTCCGGTCTGCTTGGCTCTCTCGTTGGTGGGGTGACCAGCTTCTTTGGCGGTAGTGCGGCATCCACGGCAAGCAGCGGAACGGCCATCCAGTCGGCTGTGGCTAACTTCCAGTTCAATGCGCTGGGTGGTGTTTACGATTCGCCATCGCTGAGCGCCTACAGTAACGGTGTCTATAACTCCCCGCAGCTTTTTGCCTTCGCCCAGGGAGCTGGCGTGTTCGCTGAAGCCGGACCCGAAGCCATTATGCCTTTGACCCGCGCTTCAGATGGTTCGCTGGGTGTAAGGGCGGTGGGATCCGGGGTAAACACCGCCACATCTTCCGGCGGCGCACCTCAGGTAAACATTCACATCGACAGCAACGGCAACACGAATACGACCGGAACCAGTGGCTATGAGAGTTTCGGGCGTGACATTGGTAACTATGTTGACCAGCGTTACCGCGAGCTGCAACGGCGTGATTTGTCTCCGGGTGGTTCAATATGGAATCTGGCTAAAGGGGGCCGATGATGGCTATTGAGGAATTTACCTGGTGCGCCCGTATCAACGCTGAAGAGGAAGTCAATTTTCGCACCCGTTCCGCACAGTTCGGTGATGGCTACCAGCAGGTTTCCGGCGATGGCTTAAACCCACGGTCACAAAAATGGACCGTGGAATTTACCGGAGCTGAGGACTATATCGCCGATATAAAAGCATTTCTGGATCGCCATGCCGGGACAAAATCCTTTTCATGGCGGCCACCGCTGGAGCCCATCGGTTTATTCCGCTGCAACACCTATAAGCCGACGGCACTCGGTGCGGGAAAATACAACCTCTCTGCAACTTTTGAACAGGCATTTGCACCATGAGTTTAAACAGTGACTATCAAAAACTGGAGCCGGGCAACGCGATCCGTCTTGTCGAGGTTGATGGTTCGGCCTTCGGTGTGGGTGATGTTCTGCGCTTCCACAGCCACAACATCCCTCACACTGAGGAGGAAATTACCGCGGCGGGTGGTGATGAAGCCCTGCTGCCGGCGAAATCCATCTGGTGGCAGGGTAACGAGTACAAAGCCTGGCCGTATGAACTGGACGGGATTGAAGCATCAACCAGTGGCAGCAGCGCATCGCCGAAGCTGTCGGTTGCTAACCTCGATGCGTCGATCACTGCGCTGTGCCTTGCCTACGATGATATGTTGCAGGCGAAAGTCACCATCCACGACACGCTGGCGCAGTACCTTGATGCGCAGAACTTTACAGAGGGAAACCCGACCGCTGATCCGTTACAGGAAAAGATGCAGGTCTGGTACATCGATGCGAAAAGCAGCGAGACGAATGAGGTTGTGGAGTTCACGCTTTCCAGCCCGATGGATTTGCAGGGACTGATGATTCCGACGCGCCAGCTTCATTCGCTTTGTACCTGGTGCATTCGCAACCAGTACCGTTCCGGTAACGGCTGTGATTACGCCGGAACGCGCTATTTCGATAAGCACAATAACCCGGTAAGCGACCCGTCGCTGGATGAATGCAACGGCACACTGACAGGGTGCAAACTGCGTTTCGGGGAAAATAATGAACTGTCGTTTGGTGGATTCCCCGGCACATCGCTGATCCGGAGCTGATATGCATCAGAAAATAATTGATGCCATTATGGCGCATGCGGCCGCCGAATATCCGCGCGAGTGCTGTGGTCTGGTGGTGCAGAAAAGCCGGGTGGCGCGCTATTTTCCGTGCCGCAATATAGCGCAGAAGCCAGAGGACAATTTTGTCCTCAGCCTTGAGGACTATGCTGCAGCAGAAGACCGGGGCACGGTAACGGCAATCGTCCACAGTCACCCCGACGCCACCACCCAGCCCAGTGAGGCCGACAAAGCTCAATGCGATCTGAGTGCGCTGCCCTGGCATATCGTGAGCTGGCCGGAAGGCGACTTTCGTACCATCCTGCCGCGCGGTGAATTGCCGCTGCTGGAGCGCCCGTTTGTGCTCGGCGTTTACGACTGCTGGGGGCTGGTGATGAGCTGGTTCCGGCAAACACACGGCATTGAATTGCCTGATTACCGGGTCGATTATCCGTGGTGGGAAGACCAGTATCCCGATAATTTATACCAGGACAACTGGTACGAATGCGGATTCCGGGAAGTGTCCGGCGCGCCAGCCCCTGGCGACGTGCTGATCATGCAGGTGCAGGCCAGTAAGTGGAACCATGCCGCGATCCTGCTGGAAGGCAACATGATGCTGCACCATCTGTACGGACGACTGAGTAATCGTGAGCCGTGGGGCGGTTACTGGCGGGAAAGAACAATGAAAATTCTTCGGTATAAAGACTTTTTATAGCAGGGGAGAATCATGCAGGAAATAATGACCAGAATCGAACTGGGCGGCATCCTCGGCAAAACATTTGGTAAGGTGCATCATCGCTTAATAAGCACCACCCATGAAGCAACCCGCGCGCTGGCTGCAACGGTAAAAGGCTTTGAGCAGTTTATGATTTCCAGTAAGCGGCGCGGTCTGACATATGCAGTTTTTCGTGGCAAAAAGAATATTGGTATTGATGATCTCGGTTTCCCTGTGACAGGTGAGGTTATCAAAATTGTTCCGGTGGTAATGGGAAGTAAAAAATCCGGGCTTCTGCAAACTATTCTCGGGGCGGTACTGGTCGTTGTTGGTGTGGTGGTAACCGGTTTAAGTTGGGGTATGGCCGCCCCAGTAGGTGGAGCTTTAATCAGCTCGGGTATTGGCTTGATGGCTGGTGGCATTATACAAATGCTTTCCCCGCAGACCGCCGGACTGGCCAGCAAACAGGATGCCGATAACAGGGCCTCTTACGCATTCGGCGGTGTGACAAATACTGCTGCTCAGGGTTATCCGGTGCCGCTTCTTTATGGTAAACGCCGTATCGGCGGTGCAATTATTTCCGCCGGTATTTACGTCGAAGACCAGCAATAGGTGAATAAATGAAATTACGTGGTGATAAAATAATATCTTATACATCAAATGTTAATACACTAATTTCTGAACCAGAAAAACCTAAAAAAGACCATATTGCAGATGCATATTCCGATGCTAAATTCCTTGATTGGCAGAATCCTGCCTGGAGTGAAGGTGGACCGGTCCATAACTGGCATAACCATGCCAGTAGCGCATTAAAGCTGGTCTGGAATACTTTCACCGATGACCAGAAAAGAATTATCGCTGCAATGCTAGACAATGAAGCCTCTAACGAGCATTGGGACTGAAAAATCTAATCTCTAAATACAACCGCCTAAGGGCGGTTTTTTTATGGGCGCAATATGGCAAACACGAAAATTCAGGGGCGCAAAGGCGGCAGATCCAGTTCCCGCACGCCCACAGAACAGCCTGACGATCTCCAGTCTGTCGCGAAGGCGAAGATCCTTGTCGCGCTGGGCGAGGGGGAATTTTCCGGCCAGCTAACCGGCCAGAGTATTTTTCTCGACGGCACGCCGCTGCTGAATGCCAATGGCTCATCGAATTTCAGTGGGGTGACCTGGGAGTTTCGTCCTGGCACACAGGCGCAAAGTTATATCCAGGGTATTCCGGGAACCGAGAATGAGATCAGCGCTGGCATCGAGATTAAAAGCTCAGTGGCCTGGACACACACGTTTACGAACTCTCAGCTTTCTGCGGTACGCCTGCGCCTGAAATGGGCGTCACTCTTTAAACAAGAAGATGACGGCGATCTGGTGGGTAATCAGGTTCAGTACGCGATTGATCTGCAGGTGGATGGCGGTGCGTTTGTCACGAAAATTAACACCGCCGTCAGCGGGAAAACCACATCAGGCTACGAGCGCAGCCACCGTATCGATCTGCCTTCCGGAGCCACATCCTGGACTGTGCGGGTAAGGAAAATTACCGCTGATGCCAACAGTGCAAAAATCGGCGACACGATGACGCTCCAGAGCTACACGGAAGTTATCGACGCCAAACTGCGCTATCCCAACACCGCGTTGCTTTATATCGAATTTGACTCGAGCCAGTTCAACGGCTCCATTCCGCAGATTTCCTGCGAGCCACGCGGACGCGTGATCCGCGTGCCGGACAATTACAACCCGGAAACACGCGCCTACAGTGGCACGTGGTCCGGTGCCTTTAAATGGGCATGGACCGATAACCCGGCATGGATATTTTACGATCTGGTGGTCTCTGACCGTTTCGGTCTGGGCGATCGGCTGACGGCTGAGAACATCGATAAATGGACGCTCTATCAGGTGGCGCAGTATTGCGATGCGCCGGTCCCGGACGGTAAAGGCGGCAGCGGCACCGAGCCACGCTATATCTGTAACGTCTATGTTCAGGATCGCAACGACGCTTATACGGTATTGCGTGACTTCGCCGCTATCTTCCGGGGGATGACGTACTGGGGCGGCAACCAGATTGTTACTCTTGCGGACATGCCGCGCGATGTCGATTACAGCTACACCAGAGCAAATGTCATCGATGGTCGTTTCAGCTACAGCAGCAGTACAACGAAAAACCGTTATACCAGCGCGCTGGTTTCATATTCCGATCCGGATAATGGCTATGCTGATGCAATGGAGCCGGTGTTTGAGCAGGAACTGGTCTCCCGCTATAAAGGCTTTAACCAGCTTGAGATGACAGCGATCGGCTGTACCCGCCAGTCAGAAGCTAACCGCAAAGGGCGCTGGGGGATCCTCACCAACAACAAAGACCGGGTGGTTTCTTTCTCCGTTGGGCTGGATGGCATGATCCCACAGCCTGGCTACATCATCGCTGTGGCCGACGAGAACCTGTCGGGAAAAGTTACCGGCGGGCGTATCAGTGCGGTAAATGGCCGGGTGATCACCCTGGACAGGGTGCCAGATGCTGTTGCCGGTAATCGGCTGTTCCTCAATCTGCCTTCCGGTGCTGCGCAGAGCCGAACCATTCAGGCCGTTAATGGAAAAGTGGTCACGGTGACCACCGCTTACAGCGAAACGCCGGAAGCGGAAAGCATCTGGATTGTGGAATCCGACGAGCTGTATGCCCAGCAATACCGGGTGGTCAGTGTCACTGACAATAATGATGGCACGTTTGCCATTACCGGCGCGGCTCATGATCCGGACAAATATGCCCGCATTGATACCGGAGCCATTATCGACAGCCGTCCTGTCAGTGTCGTGCCACCGGGCAGCCAGGTCGCGCCCGATGATATCGTGATCGGCAGTTATTCTGTGGTGAATCAGGGTATCAGCATCCAGACCATGCGTGTTTCATGGTCTGATACGGCCAATGCTATTGCGTATGAGGCGCAGTGGCGCCGCAACGACGGCAACTGGGTGAACGTGCCGCGCAGCTCCACCACCTCGTTTGAAGTGCCGGGCATTTATGCGGGTCGCTATCTTGTGCGCGTGCGCGCCATCAACGCCGCTGAAATCTCCAGTGGCTGGGGATACTCAACCGAAACGACGCTGACCGGAAAAGAAGGTAACCCGCCCAAGCCGGTTGGTTTTATGGCGACAGGTATTAACTGGGGCATCCGTCTCAACTGGGGATTCCCGGCTAACACCGCTGACACGCTGAAAACGGAAATTCAGTACACAGCCAACAGCGATTTTTCGGATCCGCTGCTGCTTTCCGATGTCCCTTACCCGTCGGCTGAATACACCCAGCTCGGGCTGAAAGTCGGGCAGGAATTCTGGTATCGCGCGCAACTTGTCGATAAAACCGGCAACGAATCCGGTTATACCGACTGGATCAGGGGGATGGTAAACGACCAGGCTTCTGATTACCTTGGAGATGTTACCGGCGATTTCCTCACCTCCGCAGACGGTGAGCGCCTGACCAGTGACATTGACACCAATCTGGAAGCTGCCCTGCAAAATGCGCTGGCCAATAACAGCACTGTTGAGCATCAGTGGGCACAGTACGGCGCAGTGCGGGCGGATATTCTGGTCGTGAAAACGACGATCGCCGAAGTCGATAATGCGATGGCGGAGCTGTCCACCCAGGTACAGGCGCAGATTGATGATGTTACCGCAACGCTGGAGGATAAGCTCACTGCGGTTGTGGATGGCGACGGCGCAACGGCTATCTATACGCTGAAGACCGGCGTCAGGATAAACGGTGTGATGTATAACGCCGGAATGTCGATCGCCGTGCTGGCGCAGGCAGGGCAGCCAGTCGTGACGCGGGTTGGATTCAATGCTAACCAGTTTGTGTTGATGAGCGGCAGTGGTACCACGCAATATTCGCCCTTCGCGGTGGTCAACGGCCAGGTGTTTATCTCCAGCGCATTCATTCAGGACGGAACGATCACAAACGCCAAAATAGGCAGCTATATCCAGTCTAATAACTATGTTGCCGGTTTGGCGGGGTGGCGGCTGGATAAGAGTGGCACTTTTGTTAACTATGGGTCAACAAGTGGCGAGGGTTCGATGAAGCAGGATAACCAGACTATAACCGTGCGAGACAGTAATAATGTTGTCAGGGTGCAGATAGGGCGACTAACCGGAACATGGTAGGGCTTTATGGCGCCATGATGGCACCTTATTCGTGTGGGGCAAATAATGGCATACGGAATATCAACGTGGGACGCATCAGGCGTCTATAACAACTATGGAATAAAGCCAGTGTCGGTGGTGGGAATTGTAAGCCTGTTGGCGGGACAGACGTCAGGATCGTACTCGTTTACGATACCATCAGGTTACAAAGTTGGGTTTACATTATCCCTTGATCAGGGCGCTGTTGGCGTCGGAAGGCGTATAGTCGCATCAGGAAATACCATAACGATTAGCGCAGCAAGCAGCACCGGTGCAGGTAACTATGCAGCTTCAGAGTGCGAGTTGATAGTTTTTCTGGAGAATGCCTGATGGCGAATTACGGTGCATTAATTAATGTTAATGGAAATCCTTTTGTAACACCGAACTCCACACCTTTTTGTTTATACAGAAAAGTTGTTGTCAATTCTGCTGCTAATGGGACATTTCATGGCGCGTCAGCATCAATACCTATTAACTCTTCTTACCCAGTAATTGCTTTCTGTAAAACAAGTAACACAGCCCAACCAACCTATGTCAGTGCCATAAGGTCAGGAAATAACATAATGGTAAGCTCGGGAAACCCATACGGGCAATCCCACACGCTGACCGCTTATGTCTTCGCCATTTTCCCACAAACGCTGCCTGAGTGGGGTATGGCTATATGGGATGCAAGCGGCAAGCTGGTGTTAACCAATGAAAGTCGGGTATTAAGTGATCTGGTTACAATCGGCACGCCGGGCAACAACGGCGGAATAAACATAGACCAGACACTAAGTGGAAGTTATGCCGTGTGTCCTGGCATTCTGGGCGCAACGCTGATACAGGTAATGGTACAGGGTCAGCCGCAGGTTATTGCGGCCACCGCGTACACCGGATGCAGATTCAATGGATCCACTTCCAGAATAAGCGCCGCTTCCAGTAGTAACGCTTCCGGTTCTGTTGTTGGCAACACAAATAACGGGAATGCAATCATAGCGATAAAAACAGATGTCTATGATTAATTTGATCGTTTTAATCGATCGTTTTCTGATAATTGATCTATTTAATCTATTTTAAGTATTTTCAACTCCGGAGTAAGTTGTATTAATAAACACCTCCGGGAATATTCAAATGAAAACTGTGTTTTCTGTTTTTTTACTGGCAATTATTTTATCAGGCTGTTCATCCCCCATTCTGGAAAAACAAGAGCCCGTATGTCAGGCAACTGCGATGCTGGGTGGTTTTCCTCAAACGGTACAGGTTTATGGTGTGCGTGTCATTGCAAACCAGACTGAATATAAGGCGGGTGACCCTTTTAACTGGCGATGGGTGAATAAAAATAATTTCACGTCTTCTACCTGTAAGTAAACTTAATCGAAATGAAAAGAACCGCTTCGGCGGTTTTTTTATTGCCTGGAGTCTATATGTCCGCAGGAACTTTAACCCTGATCAATAATTCTGCTGCGGTGGGTGGCAGTGGAACGTCATTCACGACAGACCTGGCCGCCGGTGATTTTATTGTCGCCACAGTCGGCGGCATCACTTACACGCTACCTGTCAAATCAGTAGAGAGCGCAACATCTCTGACGCTCATCAGCAACTATCCCGGACCAACACAGTCGGGTGTGGCATGGTCAGCCGTTCCGCGCGCCGCGCAGAACCAGATTACGGCTGCGCTGGTGGCGCAAACCACAGAGGCGCTGCGCGGCTTAAACAGTGACAAACAGAACTGGCAGGCCGTATTCAGTGACAGCGGAGATATCACCGTAATCCTTCCTGATGGTTCCAGCTTCACCGGCCCGAGCTGGAAGAAAATCAGTGATCTCCTGGCTGATATTGATCCCGCTGGGTTGCAGCAGATTGCAGATCAGGTTTCGGCAGATGCTCAGCAGGTAGCAACAGATCGGCAGGATGTTGACACTAAGGCGAGTCAGGTTTCAGGCGATGTAGCTACTGCGACTCAGGCGGCCACAGATGCGGCCGCTGCAAACACAACGGCACAGCAGGCTAAAACGGATGCGGTGGCGGCCAACACAGCAGCGCAGCAGGCCAAAACGGATGCACAAGCCGCAGCCGCCAGCGTTAACCCGGACAATCTTCTTCAAAAGGCCAACAACCTGAATGACCTGGCTGATAAATCTGTGGCATGGACTAACCTTCTAACCGCCAGAACAGCAATTACCGCGCGAGCCGATTTGGGGCTAGGAAATGCGGCCCTACTCAATACTGGTTTCGGGGTGAACGGTAATGTCATGTTGCAGGGTCAATACGGACTTGGAACAATACTTAGTAACACCGGACAGACGGCAATACCGTTATTGATGTCTGGCCTCTATGGCGAATCCAGCGCCTCTGGATGGAAGCCACAGACCGCCGGAAGCGGTGTTATTACAGGATATGACTCTGTTCGGCGCCAGATGTATTTCATTTCCGCTAATGGTTCCGGATTTTATGTCCGAAGTATTTCCGAGGGGGAATACAATGCTTCAGCCTCAACATACGCATGGACGCAGATGCAGGCCGTAGGGACATCAGATATTAACCTTAAGAATGTCCTTGGTGATCTCGATGTTAATGAAGCGCTGGCGAATATAAACGCCATGGAGTTCAAGCGCTTCACGTATAAGGATGATGAATCAGCAGCGGAGCGCCGCGGGGTTATTGCTCAACAAGTTGAGAATATCGATCCTCAATACGTTCACCCGGCTGAGGGTGTAGGAAAGATGACTCTCGATCTTAACCCGTTGCTGATGGATGCACTGGCCGCCATCAAGGCGCTGAGTGCAAAAGTTGATGTACTGAATGCAGAGATTTCCGAGTTGAAAGGTGCTGGCTCCTGAAAATCTGATATGAAAAAAATTTCCTCTACCTAGCTGTTTATCGCTTAAAGAAAACCAGTCTTTTACTGGTTCACGCCAAACGAAACGGTATGGAGTTACACTAAAAAAACGCACAGTTTAGTGTTGGGGTGTGTGGGCCAGTCAAAGAATACGTGTTTTTTATTATCTCAATGAATATATCATGTACTAATAAATCTTCATTGGGGTGCAACACTACAGCAAAAAGCCCACTGTAGTGGGCTTAGTTAATCTCAAGGATGATAAGGTCTTTTGATTTGAATCCTGCTTTTCTCATTACCGTTATAACTGATTGCACGATCCATTTTTTCCCAATCCTGAAGTCGTGAATAACAGAGCAAGGGAAATGCAGATTTGTTTTATTACACTTTATAGTAAAAGTGGTCCCATCAGGATAACTAAGCAATGTGTTCAGGTGAACCGCAATAAATTCCTTGAAAACTGCTTCAAGTTCACTGAGTGTAATAGGCGGGTGGTTGCGAGGATCATTTAACCTATCAAACATAGCATGAAAAGTAAAATTAACCTCAGCGCAATCCTGCTCTAAAATATCATTTATATCTGCCTCAAGATCCTTTATGCCTTGGATTGTTATTGGCATAGATGTTGCTCGCAGATCTCTTGCAGTTTAGAGTTAAGTTCGTCGTTACTGTATGCCTGCACGGTTGCAACATGTCTACTATAACGCAGCGTCCCAACGCGCACATCAAATTCAACATTATCGAAAGAATCAACAAAAACAGCCTTACCATTATCATGGTTATAAAAAGAGGCATAGTTCTGGTCGATTTTCATATCAAATTTAAACATAACTTCCTCCCATACGGGATCAGACGACTTGCGTCTATACAGTGTGGTTTCGCTTACGCACTAAATGCGACCTGCACAACAAGCATTTGACAAAAGGCGCTTTACCTTTAAGGTAAAGTCTACGTTACTTGGCGCCATCGTCAATGATTATTTTATAGGCGAGTCCCTGCAACAACGCAATCAGAACTGTCCGCCCCCTTCCAGTTTTTATGTACGAGGTATGTGAAGAGTATCGTTTAGGTCTCTACGAAGGTCGACTATGTCTCTTACCAAGAGGTAAGCTCTGTCGCCGCATTTCGGCCATCATGCCAGTCCTTATCTATTCCCGTTAACAATGCCTTAGGTACTACCATTCAACGTCCACATTTCCCCTTCCCGAAGAAAAGTACGGTATTCAATCAACTCGATTGAGCATATGCTTTTTTTTCCAGCCAGTGTAATCCTTTAGTAGCCATCTGGAACATCTGCCAAGCTTAATCGGTGCCGGAAATTCTTTTTTATTGATGAGTGAATAGAAGTACTTAGCAGTAAACCCTGAGTCGTTTGTGATGTAGTTCATATCGATGAATGAATCATCAGTTAAATCTGTGCGTAGTTTGTTCATTATGCGTACATCCCCATGTGAGGTTTGTGCAAAGATAAACATTATCTAGGGTAGAACAGTAAGCAGTGAGAGGAAAGTATGGAAAAGCAAGCCGCTCAATTAGTACCAAACAAGTGGGTGACAGAATCATTGTTGATGTTGATTACCGGTTTATCAAAAAATGCAATTAAATCTGCACGAGAAAAGTCGTGGATGGAAGGCAGGGAGTACCGACATTACTCTGGTGATTGTCAGCCCAAGGATAACAGCCCGATAATGTACAACCGATTTGAAGTAGATGCTTGGGTTGAAAGGCAAGAAGTGGCAGTTCCACGTCAACGTAAATGACATAAAGGCGGCTGGTTAATGGAAAGCAGCCTGGCAAGGATAGAGTCTGCTTCGATATTGAGAGTATCTATGCTTCACATTATCAGGTAGGTATCAAAAGGGAGAATGAAAGCTTGCCGCGTGAGTGACAAGCCGCAATTCCCATACCTTTATCACCCGAGAGGATCGTCAGGCTCCATTATCTTTTTTAGAAGGTAATCCTGTGGCCGGAATAAAAGATAGAAATACGAGCATAACAATTTCATTATCCATAGCATGGGATAAAGCAATCCAAACGGAACTAAACGCTTTATTGCGGATCAGAACAAAATATTTAGCTTAAGACAGATTAAACATGTCTGGCGACGACTATCTGTCATTTTTGCCAGTATTTCTCATTTCTATTATCTTTCTCATCCATTCTTCGACCTCAGTTGATACCCATCTTACGCGTCTCCCTATTTTAACTGGCTTGGGAAATTCGCCTTTTTTGACCATGCTATAAATCTTGGTTTTTCCGAAGCCTATTACGGAACTAACCTGATTGAGATCCCAAAAAGCCATATCCATTTTTATCTCCTGCGGGCTTTCGTAAATGCGCTAGGGCGTTCGTTAGGTCTTGATTCGGTTTAAGCATGCTCTGGTAGTACACCATCGATTCAATCCCTAGCAGAATACAGTCCCTATTGTAATACTTTCAGGAGGAGTGGTTCCAAAACATGCCATTGGAACAACTCATTTTCGTATGGATTGTTCCAGTTTTTTATTTTTTATATTTAAAATTCAATTGATTGTCGAAGGTGGAACAACTGGAACAACCGGAACAATCATTTTTGCATGTGTATACGCGTTTCACCGGCATGGGCAGATACTGGATCGTTGGATTGAGAACGAAGCCTCAGGGTAGTGGGGGTGCATTTGGGGGTGCTTTATAATATTGAACTTAATATTTTCTTTTTTAATCAATTTATTATGATTTTTTATCGAATCCTGTAGGGACCTCTACTAAATTCTCTTTTTCTCCTTTATACCCCCTGAAATTACTGGATTTTTCTGTCACGAGTTCTATCGAAGTCAACCCAGTTATACCCAAATCGTATTCTGATGCTAACGGGCGTTCGTACCATTGAACTCCGCATGGCGGAGTGGAAAGAATTTGATGTCGATAAGCGGGTCTGGAAAGTACCGGTAGAAAGGATGAAGATGCGGCGGCCACTTCTGGTGCCTTCTCCGATCAGGTTAATCAGCGTTACGAGAAATTCGGGCAATTACAGGGCGTTATAAGCTGGTATTCCCCGGGCGTAACGACATCACAAAGCCGATGAACGAAGCGAGTATCAATCAGGTTTTAAAAAGGATTGGTTATCACGGGAAGACCAGGGGGCACGGATTTCGGCACACGATGAGTACTCTCCTGCATGAACAGGGCTATAACACTGCCTGGATTGAGTTACAGCTTACTCACGTGGATAAGAATACCATTCGCGGCACTTATAACCATGCGCAATACCTGGAGCAGAGAAGGGAGATGTTCCTGTGGTATCCGGGAGCTGATCGATATAGCCATGAAACTGAAGTGTTTTGCGGAGCGAGTGGAGGGGGGCTTTTGCTCAATCCCATCTGTTTGCTTATCCCGGTGGTTTTGAGTTTCGTCGTCCGATGGTTAAACAGATTGAGGATCGGCAAAGTACGTTCAACGGACTGAATTATAACCGTTCACGAGGAATTATCTGTGTGTGACCGAACTGTTTTCACTGGGNGAAAAGCACTGGCGGGGTAAGAAGGGAGCCCCGGNGTACTCAGACGCCGGGACTGTGTTATCAGAACGACTGCAGCGTGCTGATCTTCCCTTGCTGCCAGTTGACTTCCGACTGACGCAGCGCGTTGCTGATATCCGCCAGTTTGTCCGACGGCAGTGTCTTCGGCAGCAGGTCTACGCCCACGCTGGAGATAATCTGCCCGTAGGTGTTACGCAGCTCCGCGTAGGCCAGGTCCTGACGCAGATCGGCGTTCAGCGCATTCAGTTCGCCCTGAATTAGCTGCAACTCACCGATGCTATTGGCTTTGTAGCGGTTACGCAGTTGCTGAACGATTTGCCCGTCCAGATCACGCAACTCTTCGCTGGTTTTATACTGACGCAGCGCTTCGTTGTAGTTGGCGCGCGCCACGTACAGTTGCGCCATGATCGCCAGCGACATCGCCTGACGCTGCAACTTGCCCACCTGCTCGTTGGCCTTCGCCGCGCTGTGCGCAGCCGGGCCAGACATCAGGTTGAACAGGTTCCAGGTGGCTTTCACCCCCACGTCGGCCCAACTGTTGTTGACGAGGAATGAGTTGCTGTCATAGTGGCCGCCTGCGCTAATCTCAATACCCGGCAGCATACGCAGCAGCGCTTTACGGGTTTCGGCGGCGTTAATGCGTACCTGGTAATCCTGCTCACGCAGTTCCGGGCGGCTCACCAGCGCGGTCTCTTCCAGGGTTTTCTGATCCACATTCAACTGCGGAACCGTCTCGTCACCGCTGGCGGGCAGTGCCAGTGCATATGGCGTGTCCAACGGCAGGTTCATCAGTGTGGCAAGTTCGGTTTTCGCCAGTGACAGCGCACGGCGCTGCTCTTCCAGTTGGCGGGTGGCCTCAATCAGCGCACGGCGGTAACTCAGGGCTTCAACCTGGTCGCCGACCTGCTGGGCGGTCATCCGCTCGCTAGCTTCACGCGCCTGGTTTACCCGGTCAATCAGCGTATCGATCTGGCCCAACAGACGCTCGGCGGCAACTGCACGCCAGTAGGCGGAACGGACATCCTGCAAAATGGTGTGTACCACCTTGCGTTTACGTTCTTCGGCAATCCAGCGCTGATCCGATTGCTGTTTCGCACTGACGTAGCTTACGCCAAAGTCGAGCACGTTCCATACCATCGTCAGGTCCGCCACATCGCGGTCACGATCTTGCGAGGTGGATGGTTCCAGAGAGGTTTGTCCGGTTTCCACGCTGCGGCTACTGGAGGCGCTGGCGTTGTTGCGCCCTACGTAGCCCGCCGAAGCCGCCAGCTTTGGCAGCATGTCATAACGGGAAAGATCCAACTGCTGTTGGGCCAGNGCGCTTTCCATGACTTTTAAGCGCGACTCAAGGTTATATTTTAGTGCGCGGGCCATCGCGTCATACAGGGTGATNGGCGCGGTAACCGGCTCCTGCTGGCTGAACATCNCTACTCGATCCTGCTGGCTGCGCTGTTCGCTCTCTTTTTTGGTAATCGGGTCGCTGGTCACGGCACACCCATTTAGCGCCACGACCAGTACGCTCAGAGCAAAAAGCTTGCGGCCTTTACGCATCATTTCGCTGCCACTCACAGTTGTCACCACCGACAACCGGTTTGCCACCATCACGTTCATCATAGAATTAACGCCTTTTACTGTAGTCTTGTAGTTATTAGCCCTGCTGCTGGCCCAGGTCGTACAACGCCTGTTCAATGGCTGACAGACGTTGTCCTTCAGCATCGCCAATGTGTTGTAATTGCCGGTGGAACGATGGGATAAACGCGGCTGTCGCCTGTTCTTGCCCCTGTTCTGTCACTCCCTGTGCATGCAGGTTGATATCTTTCCAGCTACCGCCAGTAAACACTTCCATCGGAGTCAGTGAAGGCAGATAAATGCCGGAGAAAACGCTGGCCAGCGACGAGCNGCCACCCAGCGCCGGATCTTTGTTAAAGCTGGGGAATGAGCCCAGCGAACTCTCAAAATGGCTGCCGAACGATGAACCGGGCCCGAAGACATTCGCCACTTCGCTCTTCGTCGCATCTCTCCCGCTTGCCCCATCGCTGCTGGCACCGAAGATGGAGGCCATCATCGAACCGCTCCCGGCGGTGCGTCCGGCATTAAAGCTGCCGAGAGAGGTGGGGGTAATCAATGTGTTGAGCGGCGGTGCGGCAGCCTCCTGAGGCTGGATAGTGGGTGTTTGGCTGTCCACCGGACGTGGTCCGTTCGTACCATCTGAAATACGGAACTGCGGATCGCCGCTGGTAATGCCTGCGCGGGTAACCGTCAGGCTAAAGGTGGTGCTGATTGACGTGTTCCCGGCATCGGTCGCGGTAACCCGAATGACCAGACTACCGATATCGGCGTTGCCCGGCGTGCCAGAAAACGAGCCTTTCGCGGGATCGAAGCGCAACCAGGCAGGCAGTGCGGAACCGTCCGCCTGCGTCGCGCTCAGAGTTAAGGTGTCGCCATCCGGATCGACAAAGGTGCCAGCCGGGACGGTGAGGTTAAAGCTGCCGTCTTGCGCCACGCTCTGCGGCGGGATCGGCGTACTGAGCACCGGGGCATCGTTCACATTGGTGACCATCAGGCTAAAACTGGTGCTGACCGAGGCGCTGCCATCGCTGGCGGTGATACGAATATTCAGGTTGCCGACATCCGCATTCCCCGGCGTGCCGGAAAACGAGCCTGTCGCGGGATCGAAGTGCAGCCACGCAGGCAGCGGGTTGCCATTTGCCAGGGTGGCGCTCAGGGTCAGCGGGTCACCGTCCGGGTCGACAAAGGTGCCCGCAGGTACGGTAAAACTCAGACTGCCATCCTGCGCAATGCTCTGCGGCGCAATCGTCGCGCCGATAACCGGCGCATCGTTCACGTTGGTGACGACCAGCCCGAAAGTGGTGCTGACCGACGCATTGCTGCCATCGGTTGCCGTCACCCGAATGGTCAGATTGCCCACGTCGCCATTACCCGGCGTACCGGAGAAGGTTCTTGTGGCCGGCTCGAAGCTCAGCCAGGCGGGCAGTGCCGAGCCATCGGCTAGCGTCGCGCTCAGGGTCAGTGTGTCGCCGATATCCGGGTCGGTAAAGGTTCCCGCAGGAACAGTGAAGTTAAAGCTGCCATTTTGTGCGATGGACTGTTCGTCCATCGGGATGGACACCACGGGCGGGAGATTACTGTTATTCACCGTCAGCCCAAAGGTGGTGCTGACCGAGGCATTACTGCCGTCAGTCGCGGTTATACGAATCGTCAGGTTGCCGACATCACTGTAGCCCGGGGTGCCAGAGAAGGTACGGGTCGAAGGATTAAAGCTCAGCCAGGCGGGCAGTGCCGAGCCATCGGCCAGCGTCGCGCTCAGCGTCAACGTATCACCGCTATCCACATCGACAAAAGTACCGGCAGGCACGGCGAAGCTGAACACTGTATCTTTGGTGGCGCTTTGGGGACTGACCGTGCTTCCCATGGTAGGGGCATCATTCACGCTGGTTACCATCAACGACGCCTGTGCACTATTGGCGGAGAACGCACTGCTGCCGCCAGAGGTCGAGGTATCCGCAAGACCTTTGCTGCTACCTGCCGTCGCCGTACCACTGGTCTGATCCCACGCGCTGAAACTTAGGGTTGCGGTTTCACCATTGGCGCTGTCCGGTACATAACGCAACTGTGCCGTTGACCCGAGCAGCAGGGCTGCTGAACTGGATACCGTGCCGATATTGAACCAGTTAGCTCCGCTATCGGTGGAATACTGCCAGCCACCGTTCCCTACTGTCGCCGTAATCGCAATGCCGCTGGACGCTCCGCTGTCGACATCCCCATAACCCGCACTGTTGAGCAATGACGATACTGTGGTGGCAGACGATGTTACATCTTCCGTTGTGGATGTCAGAGTGACCGTCGCACCGCTGGATAACGTTGGCGCATCGTTAACCGGCGTTACGTTAAGGGTCATCGTTCCTGTATTAGCGGACAACGCCGTGCCATCGCTGACCTGCCAGGTAAAGGAGGCATAACCCGTGCCGTTGGCGTTCGCGGTCGGGCGGAAGGTCAGTTTGCTGATATCAGCCGCGCTGACCACCGAACCATTGCCCAGTAATGTATCGCCACCGCCACGTACACCGTCGTTGTTCGCGTCAATAAACAGCTCACCCGCGGTTGGTGCTGTGACGATAGTGATGGATTGCAGGGTGTCGCCGTTGTCCACATCGCTGAAACCAAAATCTGCGGCGCTAAAGGTCTGGGCGCTATCCTCATTGATGGTTTTACTGACTGACGTATTGCTGATGATCGGCGCATCGTTAACTGGCGTTACGTTAAGGGTCATTGTTCCGGTATTGCTGGACAACGCCGTGCCATCGCTGACCTGCCAGGTAAAGGAGGCATAACCCGCACCGTTGGCATTTGCGGTCGGGCGGAAGGTCAGTTTGCTGATATCAGCCGCGCTGACCACCGAACCATTGCCCAGTAATGTATCGCCGCCGCCACGTACACCGTCGTTGTTCGCGTCAATAAACAGCTCACCCGCGGTTGGTGCTGTGACGATAGTGATGGATTGCAGGGTGTCGCTACTGTCCACATCACTGAAACCAAAATCGGCAACGCTAAAGGTCTGGGCGCTATCCTCATTGAAAGTCTTGCTGACCGACGTATTGCTGATGACCGGTGCGTCGTTGACCGGCGTGATACTCAGCACCGCCTGATTGGTGCCGCTACTGTTGAGCGAACCGTCATTAAAGGTCCAGTTAAGCGTCACGCTGGACGGTGGATCGTCAGAACTGTTGGCATAGGTCAGGGATTGCAGCACCGCATTCACTATCGCCGCCGTTGCATTGCTATTGAACGTCAGCGTCAGCGTGCCTGAGGAATTCGCCGTGACACTGCCCACCGTCGTACCGTTATAGGTGAAGTTTTGCCCTTGAGTCAGTGCCCCCAACAGTCCGCTATTGCCGAAGGTATCGACACTGTTCGCCCCGCCGTTACGGGCGATTGAAACAGAGGCTCCGTTATAGTTGCCCTGAATATCCAGCTCGGTATCGGCAACAGTGACATCGCTGTCCATCACCACTGCACTGCCTTTTTCAGTAAAGGTCGCGCCGCCATTGAGGTTGCTGAAGACGGGGGCGGTGTTGGTGGTTGAGGTTATCGACGAACTGTTGACCGCCGTCAGGCTACCTGACGTGGCGCGCAGTGCCAGCGTATTGATACTACCGCTGTTGGTGTACTGTATGATAAGCCCGGTGTAGGTGGCGATACCGCCAGACGGCGTTAATGTTACCGTCGTAGCGCTGGCATCATTATCCCCGGAGGTGACCGCCAGGCTATTGACCGTACCATCGACGACGCTGTCGTTAGGGTCAGTCACTGAGAGCACGATATTGGTGGTGTAGTCCTGATCCACCATGCCATTCGCATCGACCGCCTGTACTACCGGCACAGTGGTAAAAATGGCACTTTGTCCATTCTGAATCGCCGTGGGAACGGGCTGGGTGGAAAAAACCAGTCGCGTCGCCACCACATCCGGATTGAGCGATGCAGATGTGGCGCTGACCAGGCTACCGGCCGCCGCCGTCAGCACGAAGTTAGCATCACCATCACTGGCCGAGGTGTACTTCACACCGCTAAAGGTAGCAATACCGTTTGAGGCGGTCGCCTGAGTGGTGCCCGTCAGCGAGCCGCTACCATTTTCGCTTAATGTCACTGAACCGTTAAAATCAGTATCGATATTGCCGCGATCGTCAACGGCAATCACCACCGGCTGGGTGGTGAAGTTAATGCCACTGACCACTGAGGTGGACGGCGATTGGCTATAAATGAGTTTGGTTGCTGCCACATCAATGCTGGCACCACTGCCGTTGTTCACGTTGGCCTGACTACTGGCGAACGTTGAACCGCCGGAGACCGTGGTGAAATTGCTGGCATTTACCGACAATATTACCGTGTGGTGATCGGTGATGTCGTTACTGCTGGTATTGTCGTTGTAATACGCCTTGATGGTGTAAGTTTCACTGCTGTTATCCGCAACCGACAGGTTTAAGCTGGAAAACGTGATTCTGCCGGTGCTGCTGTCGTATGTGCCGACGACGTTAGTGGCATCCGGGCCACTGAGCAGGAACGTCATCTTGCTCAATTCTGATGATGTCGCCGTACCACTGACGTTAGCGTAGAATTGGCTGACATTGGTGGCCGAACCATCAGACGTGCCGAGGTCAGTAAGGGTAAAGTCCAGCAGCGAGGTGGCGCTGGCCGCTGACGTCGCGGTAGTGGAAAATGTCGTTGCTTCGCCAGATGGCCCCGCGGTTACGGTCGATGTCGCATCTACCGAAGAGGCGGCATGAATATTGTTCAATACCAGGTTATCCAGATAGTACTCATTGGTACCGGATGTCGTAATGGTAATGGAAGAAACGCCGACAAAATTGCCGTTAAAGCCGCTGATAGTGGTATAAGACACGCTCCCGGGGAATGGCAGTACTCCACTCTGATTGTCCCCACTGGTCGATTTACTGGATGAAATCGTGTAATTCATGTTGCCGGTGCCATCGGCATTCAATAAGTCCAGTGAAGATAAATCAAAAACATAGCCGGGAATGCTGATGGTGAAGGTCAGCGAATTTGACGAACTGGANCCATCCGTTTGCACGTCATAGATCAGGCTATTGCCGTCACTGTTTAGCCCAGAGAGCACGTTTCCGACAAAATCGAAATGTAGGGTATANCCCCCTTCCTGCCAGGTCTGGTTATTGCCGCCACCGCCGCCAGTACCTGTCTCAAACGTAAAGGTATCCAGCACGTGGGTATAATCCCTCTGTGTGGCGGCGGTTATCGCAATGTCAGTAGTGATCTGACCGACTTGCGATTCCAGCATCCAGTCGCCTTTTAACGCTGTCGACCCGGTCAGGTCAGTGGACGCAGCCACATCAGCTCCGGTGAGCGCTGCCAGGTTGCTAATAAAAGTCTGCCCTTGTGTTCCTTGCGCCACATTACAGCCATAAAGCAGGATATCGCCGGACTCAGTCAGCGACTGGCCGATAGTGGTCAGATCAGCACTTCTCGTAGCGAGCATACTGTCGGTCAATGTGACGCCCCCAAGCGTCAGTCGGCCTTCGCCACCATTGCTGATGATATGGATGGCGTCGTAACCCGCGTGGGTTTGCGCCCATTGCGTTATCTGGCTTAACCCATCTTTGTCGGCATCCAGCAGCACCACCTCAACCTCGTCTTTCACGCCGCGGGCCAGTTGCTGGTAATCTGCCACTGCGGTGTCAATAAACACCACTTCTTTATGCGTGGCACTGCCGGTCGCAACCGCAACGCTACTGTCTGCTACGGTCTTCGAATTCTGGGTATCAGTATTGTGGGCGGTTGTATCAACATTGCTCGTTGCATCGGTATTGTGGCTGGTTG